GTTCACGTCCACGTCGGAACGCATCACGATCTCGGGCACGTACAAAAGCTTTACGCTCACGTCTGGGTCGACGACGACTGTCGTGCAGTACGGGTCTGGTGACGCACCGGCATCGGGGGATGCTGGTCGGTTCCTCATGTGGAAGAACGGCAGCAACACTGCCGATTGGGAGATCCGGTTTATCGAATCGGCGACGGCTACGACTGTAACGGTCGGTGACGGCGGGTTTAGTGCTGCGCCCTCGTCGGGTGACACCGTTGTCATCTCAACCAGCCTTACCGACATCAACAACGCATACGCGGGTTCGGTCGTTCGTCGAGAAAACAACAGCTTCCAAATCCGTAGCCGTGACTTTGAGCTGACGGCTGGTGCGTTCGTCGCTGATGTTGATGCGTCGATCTCAACCGAATCGGAACAAACCGGTTCCGGCTTTATCGGCACGTATCCGGTAGCGGACGGGTGTGCGTTGCAGTTCGGACGGCTGATCGGCGGTGAGGCGAACGACAGCACCGAAACAATCGGCGGTTGCCAAATCACGTTTGAGGTTGCGAACAACACGCTGATGTTCACAACCCAAAACGCGCAGAACACCAACGGCCCGATCCTCAACTTCTACGGCTGCCTACTCGAAACGATCGACAACGGGTTCTCGCCGTTCATCCGGGCACCTGGCCCGATGCGACTGATCGGGTGCGTCGTCGACGGCGCTATGGGCGGCCGGCTCTACAACGAAGGCTCCGAACTGGTGTCTACCCGGTTTTCTGGCAACCTGTCGGGAACTGTGGCGTGGTCGCTCGGTGCGTCGTTCACCCGACCAATCGCCGACGCGTTCTTTTTTCAGAACAACACAGCAGTTAAAGCGTTTGGAGATTTCAACGGTGCGTTCACCGACTGCACGTTCGCAGCCAGCAACGGCGACATCATCAACTCCGATTCAGCAACAGCCGGTCTGCTGTTCAAGTTCACCGACTGCACCACGTTCGCCGATGGGGCGATTAACGCCAACAAGGGACAGTACGAACAAGCAAAGTCAATCAATTACCAGATCACCGACAGCGCCGGCACCGGCCTAACGGGTGCGCTCGTCGCTGTCTACGACACGGATAACGCGATCCAAACCGGGATCCAAACGTCGACGGCTGGGGCAGTGCCGCAGATCAACGCACGGTTCTTTCGCAAAAACCACGGATCCGCAGCCGTCACCAAATCGCCGTTCACGATCCGGATCCGCAAATACGGGTACACGTACCTCGGGTTCTCGTCGACCGTTGCCGACAAGATCGACCAGGAAGTCCGGCTCACCGACAACACCACCCTCGTGTCGACCGAGGCGCAAGCCGCAGCGATCACCGGTATCTCGCTCAACTTCGGAACCGAAACCGTCACGATCACCGAAGACACCACAGCCCAACGGCTGTACGACTACTACCAGTACCAGCTCGCACAGTCGGCAAACATGACGTACGGCGAAGACCTAGTGCGCACAGGTGACCTGTTCGACTTGGACGACTGGGACATGGTCGTTGATGGGTGCACGTACACCGGCGACATCGACACGACCGGCAACGTAACCACGATCAACGGCGCGAACGTTGACGGCGAAGTCAACGGCGAATATCTGACGTTTGACGGCGACACCATCACAGTTGCGTACGCCAAGATTGTGGCTAACACTGCGTCGTCGATCACGATCACGATCGACGGGATCACCGCAACCGAGTTCGAGATCCGGGGCGGCGGCACGCTCAACGTCAGCGGCACCAACAACGCCAAAGCGTACACAGCGACCCGCACCGAAACGAACGGCACGATCGTGCTTGACGGCGACCTTGTTCCGTCAACGAACTACACCGAAGACGTCGTCAACCGCACGATCACGCTCGCCGGCACCGGCACCGAAACGTCACTCGACGGGCTTAAAGGTCTGATCCAGGTCGACTTTGAAACTGCTGGCACACGCACCAACTACACCAGCAGCGCTCAGTTCGTTACCGAAACTGGGTCGTCGCTGATCATCGACGCTGACGTAGAGACGCTGTCGTTCACGTCCGACGCGCCGTTCCCAAACTTTGACTACCGAGGCACGTTGCAGCTCGGACGCAAAACCACATCTGGTGGCGTCACCAAATACTCGAACGGTGTCGCGCTCATCTTCAACCGTCAAGCCGCTACTGATGCAGGTTTGACCGGCGAACGCGCGCTCGTGTCATCTGCGAACGGTTCGTCGTTCATCGGGTACGGCGGCGAGATCGTAGCAGCATCGCCCGTTTCGTTCTGCGGGCGAATCAACAGCCCAAAGACCGGGTCGGTCCTGATTGAACAACTTGACTTCTTCGGCAGGCTTGTCGGCAGCGGCAACGCAGCACAGCTCAGGTTTGACAACGCAGTCGGCGAATCAGTGACCGTGTCAGGTCTCACGTTGCGCACAGCGCTAGCAGCAACAGCGTCTGAGCGTGGCATCGTCCTGTTCCAAACAACCTTCACCAGTTTCTCAGCCAACTTCTTGTCGTGCACGTTGCAGAGCTACGCCAACCAGCTCCGAGGACTCCGGTTCGACAACCTCGAGTTCGCTAACAACTTCCGACAGTTCGACGTCGCGCGGAACGCAGGCGGCGAAGTCCTCGCGCTAGTGAACAGCGATGTCGGGTCGTCGGCAAGCATCCAGAACGTGACCGCTATTGACTGCCACTATGCGTTCCTCGGGCAGGCTCACATCAGCGTCGCAGACACAGCCGCCGCTGCTATCGCAACAGCGAAATACTATGTGGCCGACACTGACGACGGGCAACGCGTTGCGCCGATCGGCGACACGCAAGACATCACCAGTCTCGTCGTCAACTACGGCACCACCGGGTCGAACGTTTACAGCGGCGTGGTTGACGCCAGTGGTGAAGCAACCGAAATGATCCTGCTTTCGACGAAGACGGCCAACGCCGTTCATTCCGACTACTCGAACAACGGGTCGCTGTCTGACCAGATGGACGTGTTCGTTATCGACTACGGATACAACCTCGGGTCAACCAGTGCTGTGCTGCGAGGCGCGAACGGCACCGACGTGGCGTTCATCCTGCCGGCTGATCTGCTCATCACCGAAACAACCAAAGCAACTGTAGACGCGTACACCACCCTCGACACGCCCAACGAAGTCTACGACCGGGCCAAAGCCGAACTGTTCGACGGTTACGCAGGCGAAACACAAACGACCGTCACAAGATCCGGCACCGAACTTGACGCACGCGCGCTTGACGTGGTCATCGACGCAACTGCTGCGCAGGCTTTCGACCTGACCGGCACGACCCTCACCATCAAAACGTCAAACTATGTCGGCGACATGGTCACAACCGGCGTGATCACGCTCGCTAACGGTGCGACGTTCACCGGCACACGCACCGACCAGAACGGCACCGTCCTACCGCTACGCAACGTGTCAATCACCGGACTCGAGGCTGGCTCCCGTATCCAGGTCTACAACGAAACGACCAGCACCGAAGTCGTCAACCAGATCGTCGGCGGCACAAGCTACACGGCGACCTATGCCGAAGGCGTCGGGTACAGCGCTGGCGACACGCTCAGGATCCGTGCAACCCAAACGAACGGTGCCACAGCGAAGCTGCCGTACCTGGCCGCCGCCGTTGTCGGGTCGACCGGCTGGTCACTGCTGGTGTCGCAAGACGACGACACCGTCTACAACACGTTCGCTGTCGACGGCTCAACCGTCACCACGTTCACCGCCGACTACGTCAACGACCAAGTTGACGTCGTCGTCGGGTCGAACTTCAACATGTCGGACTTCTACCCGTGGTGGGCGTACAACCTCACAACCGAGCAAGGCATCCGAGAGTTCTTCGGTGGGCTCATCGCACGCGACCAAGCCAACTTCGAGATCCTGACCGACACGCTCAGCCTGTTTCTGGACAACACGACCACAGCCAACATCCGTCAGCTCGACAACCGGCGGATCTACCGCACAGACGGCACCTATCCGGTACTAGACCCGACTACGGGTGGCGGCGGCATTGACGTGGTGTGGCGCAACACGATCCTGATTGACAACGCCGACGTGTCATCGCTACGCCAACTGATCCGAGCCAACCAAGACATCACGTCAACGTCCGGCAAGCTCAAGGTACGCGACCCCGACGACGACACCGTGCTCGACACGTACAGCCTGACCGACACCAACGGCGACACCTTCAACCCGACCCGCAACTTCGGCATCGGTCGCCGCACCCTCGACTCGTGACGTTCATACCGTCAGGCGGTTTCGGCCCAGCAACCGGCACACCCGTCGCCGGCGGGCTCGGCCCGTCACTAACCGTTGCGATTCTTAACAACTACACAGCGATACGCGACAAGATCGCCGAACAGCTCGCCACGCTCGACACGTTCCTAATCGTCCACGCCACTGTCCCTATGGCGATCGTCGCGCCCGCCGCTGTCGTCGTGCCAGGCAACCCGATCATCACACCACACGAATCAATGGACCCCGGGCTCGTCACGTACCGGTTCCAAATCATCGCAGCGCTACAGTCCCAAACCGAACAGTACGCACAGAACCAGCTCGACCAGCTCATCACCGGCGCAACCTCAATACCGACCGTGCTCGAGGCAGACCAGAAACTCAACGCTGCGACCTACACGGTGCAGGTAACCGAAGCCGCAGAGTACGGCGTGATAGATTACGCAGCACAGCGTTACATCGGCGCACGGTTCCTCGTGGAGGCGACCAGCTCATGACATACACCGTCTCATCCGACCGGCTCGCTGGCCACGCTGCCGGCGACACTGTGACCGTTGATGATCTGCCACCTGGCACGAACATCGACGCGCTCGTGACTGCCGGGCACCTGACCGAAACCAAACCTAAAAGCCGCAAGGCAAACCCAGAAAGAGAGGCCACCTGATGGCCGTGTTCCTACAGAACGACGTGCAGGTCACGATTAACAGCGTGGACCTCACCGGCCATGTCGCATCCGTGACGTGGACCGAAACCGCATCAGAGCTTGAGACTACGGCGATGGGCGACAGCAACGTCACCCGCATCGGCGGGCTCAAGGACGGATCTTTCAGCGTTGAGTTTCACCAGGACTTCGCAGCGTCGTCGGTGTACGCCACCCTTTACC